CCTACATCCTCCGAGTACATCAACTTCGTCAAGAAGGAGATTACTCGCCTCTTCCCGGTTGGGTGGGATAGGGGATATGAGCGCTTCGTCGGCGCACATATGCCCAATGCCACTTCCCGAAGATCGCTATTCTCGCGAGCAGACCAGCTGTGGCGAAATCGGCGGGAAGAGTTCATTACCAAGTGCACTAGTGAGACCGGGTTGCGGCCGCTCATGTGCGCTAGGTACAAAGAAGTACTTTCCGCGGGGAAGGTTCGGCCACTTCTCATCTATGATGAGGAAGTGGACCTTCTCGCACCGCTACACAAGCTCACCTACGCCCACTTGCGTAAGTGCGATTGGCTTCTTTGTGGTCCTCCGACCAATGAAAGGATATCATCTGTCTGTACTCGCACCTACCAGACCTCTGTGGATCTGGTAGCAGCAACTGACGGTCTCTGTCACGATGTGGCAGAGACGATCTTAGATGCGATGTTCTTCAACTCTTTGAAGGTACCTCGGGACATTAGAGCGCTCGCAAAAGCCTCTCTTAGCCCGATTTACCGAGAGTCGAAGGGCATCTATCGAAGGGTCAGGCACGGACAGATGATGGGAGCCTACCTCTCCTTCCCTCTATTGTGTCTACAATCCTATGTAGCAGCCAGGTGGGCTGCGAAGGATTGTAGTGAAGCACGTTTCCTGGTGAACGGTGACGACTGTGTCATCTCCGCAGACCGGGTGATCGTTGCAGGGGATTACCCTTCGGGGTTCCGGCTCAACAACGATAAGACGATGCGTGCTAAGAACGTCGTGGAGGTCAACTCCACGGTGTTCCTCAATAGGGGGGGCAAATGGCGCGAGGTGCGTCATTTGCGGAGAGGCGGCGCAACGAGCACCTATCGTGGGATGATGCACATGGCCACCGCATGTGCATCACGCCCAGTTTGGCAGGACGCGTTCGTGAGAGCGCGTATAGGTGCTCGTTGGGGGTTTCTTCCCTCTCAGCTAGGTTTTCGAACCTACCCATCTTATTTGCGTGAGATGGGAATGCTGCAACGCCGGCACAGTACTGTTCTACCCGAACAGACGGCACCCCGTTCAGCATTGCTTCGATGGATCTCGGGTAGAGATCCGTCGGACCATGAGGTATATGTCATGATGGAGCATCAGTGGGCACATGGTCGAGAGGGGGGAATGAAGAGGGACGAAAGTGACTATTCCCATGGTCACTTACGTCGGACGTACAAATATAGGACCACGCCAGCGTGGTCCTACCTCAGCTACGTCGGCTGGAGGTGTCAGCGCAAGGTATCTCCCCGATCTCAGATCGGGTTTTTCTATCCAGTAGAAAGAGATACGGAAGAAGAAGAGTGTGGGCTCATGTTGTTGGATCTTTGGCGCCAGGCCGTTGATTCGCTGGTACATGAGTGAAAAGTTGGCGGCTGCCAAACTGTTTCGGCCGGTTGTACTTCGGCAGGTGTGTACGTGTCGCGCCCGGACTGCAAGCAGTTCCCTTCGGGTGACACTGGCTGGGGAGTCGTCAAGACTCTATCCATCCGACTAGTGGCCTTAATAGGTGCCGCAAACCTTCGGGTTTGGTTAACGGCGGGCCATGACGCTCGGGCGAGGGGCTCTAGAGACCCTCGGCGCCTCCTTGGTGCCGCACTGCGGCGCGTGGAAAGGTCAACGTGCACCTCTACACACCTCCCGATTTGTCGCGGGGCTAGGTACCAGCCTAGCAGGACAACCGGGGCTCGTCCCACTTCGCATGCCGGATGCGTCGGGGAATTTTAGACACGAGCTCTGAGAGTTACTCTCAGGAAAGCGAATTCAGGAGCCTTGCGGCGTTACCTGTTCGGTTTCTCGTGCTCTACTATGCCGTCGGGCTTAGTATCGCGTAGCGGATTGGCTGGCCTAAGCAGCCAACCCCCTAATAATTCCGCCAGCGGTTTAGGGGTTAAGCGGTGTCACGTTTGCTCTCGGGCGAAACGTGACACTGAGGAAACAGTCCGTAATGGTCTTAAGATCCTGAGGGTCCGGTATGGCTTGCCATACTGCGAACTTCCTGATCTTGAGGTAAACCAACTTGGACGTTACCACGCTTTTCTTCTCGGACAGGGGAAGGACCGACCCTCTGTCCAGTTTCCTCGGCGCCAGCGCCTTGAGAAACAAACTGGCCTCTGTACGCTACAGAGGCTGTGCCGTCTAGAGCGGTGGGAGCTCGCGCTATCCATCGCTTCAATTAAACGCAACCTTCCTCCCGGTTGCAAACAGCACAGTCCATCCATACGTTCTCTTTGGCAGAAGAACGTATCCTCTCCTCCTCCTCCTACATCCTCCGAGTACATCAACTTCGTCAAGAAGGAGATTACTCGCCTCTTCCCGGTTGGGTGGGATAGGGGATATGAGCGCTTCGTCGGCGCACATATGCCCAATGCCACTTCCCGAAGA